TTCCGATCTGCACAAGTATGAGGGGTTTAGGAGTAAACCCTACCTTTGCCCTGCCCACATCTGGACGATTGGCTACGGCCATGTCCTGTACCAAGAGCAGATCAGGCTCCCGGTCATCCGCAAGGAAGGCTATGCCGGGATGCTGCGCTCTGAGTTCCCCCTGAAGCCGGAGGACAGCCGTGTCTGGACTAAGACGGAGATCGACGAACTATTCCGTGATGATGTCGGGACTTTTGAACGCGGTGTTCTTCGACTTGTTCCCGGCGTATCTGGCCGTCAAGGCTCTTTTGACGCTTTGGTCAGTTTTGCCTTCAATGCAGGGCTAGGCAACTTGCAGCGCAGCCAGATCAGGATGCGGGCCAACCGGGATGACTGGGACGGGGCGGCAGATGCCTTCCGCCAGTGGACAATGGGTGGTGGCAAAGTCCTGCCGGGTCTGGTAAAACGCCGTGAAGCCGAGATTGCCCTTTTTCTGTCTTGACAGGAAAATACCGTTATGCCACTCCAGAAAATCTTGTTCAAGCCCGGAGTCAACCGCGAGAACACGCGGTACACCACCGAAGGCGGGTGGTATGACTGCGACAAGGTCCGGTTCCGCCAGGGCACGCCCGAAAAGCTCGGCGGGTGGCAACGCTTATCGGCCAACACCTTCTTGGGTGTGTGTCGCTCCATGTGGAATTGGGTCACGCTCCAGAGCGAGAACTTGCTTGGCCTTGGCACCCACCTCAAGTTCTACATTGAGCGGGGCGGCGACTACTACGACATCACGCCACTGCGTGCAACGACAACGCTTGGAACCGACCCTTTCACGGGTAACGGCACAACCACGGTCACGGTAACCGCGCCTTCCCACGGCGGTATTACAGGGGACTTCGTAACCTTCAGCGGAGTGACGGGCACTTACGCTTCGGTGCTCAACGCTGAGTTTCAGATCACAGTTACGGGCGTCAACACGTACACCATCACCACACCTTCCGTTGTCGCAGCAGGTGCAACAGGCGGAGCAGCCGTGTCTGCCGCATATCAAATCAATGTCGGCCCGGAGACTGAAGTTCCGTTGACCGGTTGGGGCGCAGGTGCGTGGGGCGTTGGCTCTTGGGGGATTGGCACGCCGAGCACGACCCAGACCTCAATCCGCCTGTGGAGCCAAGCCAACTTTGGCGAGGATTTGATCTTTGCCCCGCGCAAAGGCGGCATCTACTACTGGGACAACTCGGCAGGTGTCACCACCCGCGCAGTGGCGCTGTCTTCTTTGTCCGGTGCGTCAGACGTGCCGACCGTCAACAACATCGTCTTTGTGTCGGACATCAACCGGTTTGTGTTTTCGTTCGGTTGCAACGACTACGGCTCCGCTGCTCTGGATCCCATGCTGATCCGCTGGTCAGCGCAGGAAGATGCAGTTGATTGGACGCCTGTGGCCACCAATCAGGCGGGGAGCGTGCGCGTGTCGCACGGTTCCGAAATCGTGACCGTTGTACAGGCTCGTCAGGAAGTCGTGGTGTTCACCGACTCCGCGCTGTACTCGCTGCAGTACCTGGGGCCGCCGATTGTGTGGGGTACCCAGTTACTGGGCGACAACATTTCCATTTTGAGCCAGAACGCGGCTGTGATTGCTTCTGGCGTGGTCTATTGGATGGGTGTGGACAAGTTCTACGCCTACGACGGTCGCGTGCAGACGCTGCCTTGCGATGTGCGCCGCTACGTGTTCAGCAACTTCAACGCTTCGCAGGCGGGGCAGGTTTTTGCTGGCACGAACGAGGGCTTCAACGAGGTTTGGTGGTTCTACTGCTCCGCGGGCTCCACGATGGTGGACCGCTATGTGGTCTACAACTACCTTGAGCGCATCTGGTACTACGGCACGATGGCCAGGACCGCGTGGCTTGATTCAGGCCTGCGGGACTTCCCGATGGCGGCAACCTACAGCCGCAACATCGTCAACCATGAGCAGGGCATTGACGACAACGAAACGGGCACGCCAACTGCCATCGTCGCCAACATCTCGTCGTCTGAATTCGATATCGGCGATGGCCACAACTTCGGGTTTGTGTGGCGCATGCTGCCCGACATTACGTTCGAGAACTCTACTGCCAGCGGTGCCACGGTCAACATGACGCTCTATGGGTTGTACAACTCCGGCTCCGGGGCCGTGGACAGCTCAGGCAAGCCGGTGGTCAGAGGCAACACGTACGTGATTACCGAGGAGTTCACCGGGCAGATCTATACCCGTGTGCGTGGGCGGCAAATGATCTTCAAGATCGACTCCAATCAACTTGGCACGACGTGGCAGCTTGGCGCGCCGCGGATCGACATTCGTCAGGATGGTCGTAGATGAGCTTCATCATTGAAGATGCAATCGTCCCTGCGCCTCCCAACCTGCCTCTGGCCCCACGGGACTACGAGTCGCGTTACCACGAGCAGTTTAACAACGTCCTGCGTCTGTACTTCAACCGTCTGGACGCACTGCTGAGGCAAATTGTGACCACACCATCCCCCATCCCAATCTCTATTGGAGGCACCAACGTAGACGCCTTCGGGCGCCTGCGGGTCAGCAACCCGCTGACTTTGTTCGACTCATCCCACCGCTATGCGGACAACAACCTATGGGTCAACAGCATTACCGGCACCGCAGCGGCAACGTTTAACGCCAATGAAGGTCTGATGGACCTGACGGTTGGCTCGGCCAGTGGCGACCAGATCATTCGGGAAACCATCAAAGTCTTTTCGTATCAGCCGGGTAAAAGCCTGTTGGTGATGAACACGTTTGTGTTCGGTGAGGCCAAGGCCAACCTGCGCCAACGTGCGGGCTATTACGGTGCGGCCAACGGCATTTACTTTGAACGCGAAGGCTCAAACAACTACATGGTCGAGCGCAGCAGCGTGACAGGCGCTCCGATCAACACCCGTGTGGCCCAGGCAGATTGGAATCAAGACCCACTGGATGGTACAGGCCCGTCTGGCCTGACGCTGGACTCCTCCAAGGCGCAGATTTTGTACATGGACATCGAGTGGTTGGGCCTTGGTACTGTTCGTACGGGGTTCATCATCAACGGGGCATTCGTTCCGTGCCACAACTTCGACCACGCCAATCTGGTCAACACCACCTACATCACCACCGCCTCGCTGCCGCTGCGGTACGAGATGACCAACGTGGCCGCAACGACCGGGGCCAGTACGCTCAAACAGGTCTGCTCGACTGTGATCTCCGAAGGCGGCTACGAGTTGCGTGGCGCGCAGTTGTCTGCTGGTAACACCATCACAAGCCCCAAAACATTGACCACTGCCGGTACGTTCTACCCCGTGGTGTCGATCCGGCTTAAGTCCACTCGGCTTGACGCCATCGCCATCTTGACGGCGGTATCTATTCTGGGCATCACCAACAACGCCAACTACAAGTGGGAAGTTGTGGCGTCTGGCACCACGACTGGCGGCACATGGGTGAGCGCGGGCACAAATTCAGCAGTGGAATACAACATTACGGGAACCTCATTCTCCAGTACCGGCGGGCGCATCTTGGCAACAGGTTTTTTCCAAGGGTCCAACCAAGGGTCCAACAGCGTGGACATTTTGAAAGAGGCGTTGTTTGCCTCTCAGCTTGAACGCAACCCCTTTACTTCGACCGCCTATGAGTTAACGCTGGCCTGCACCGCCGCATCCAACGGGGATCAGGTGCTTGGCTCTCTTGACTGGGAAGAGATTAGCCGCTAAGCACCCAAACGACCTAAAATGAACCTAACCATTTCCAAGGGGGCCGCATGAGCCTTGCTGTTCTAGCCGACCACATGGCCTCTCGGGGTCGCAACGGCGATACGATGCTTGTCCACATGACCCCCGGCGAAGTCCGTGGGTTGCAGGCACTTGCCAGGGCACAAGGCGGCTCTCTGACCATCAACCCGGAAACGGGTCTGCCTGAAGCCAACTTCCTGAAGAAGTTACTGCCGACGATCATCGGTGCGGGGATCAGTTACTTCTCTGGCGGCGCTATTGATCCGATGACGGCTGCGGCCATTGTTGGTGGCGTAGAGACTGCTCGTACCGGTGACTTGGGTAAAGGTATTAGCGCCGGTCTGGGTGCTTACGGCGGCGCTAGTTTTACTGCTTCCATGGCGGGCGCAGGCACCACTGCCGGTATAGAAACTGCTGCGGGCACAACGGGAACTCCGATTGCTACTGATATAGGTAGCCTCGCCGCCCCACAGCAGGCAGAAGCTGCTCGTTTGCTGCTGGAGACCGGTGCCGACAAGGAAGTTATCCTCAGACAGCTGCAAAAAGAAGCACTTGAAAAGGCTACTACCGAAGCCGCTACACGTGGTTTTGGTGAGAGGGCGCTTATGGGGCTGGAAGGGCTCACTTCTGAAGCCGGTCGCGGGCGGTTCATGGAGGCTGCTGGTGGTTTGCCTGGATTGACTAGATCTGGCTACATGGCTGCTGCCCCGCTGCTCGCTGCCGAGGCGGTCAAAGAAAGATTGCCGCAGACTACTACTAAACCGCCTACGTTTGTGCCCCGTACTTTTAACCCAATTACCGGCACCTATACTGCGCGTCCACCGATCTACGGTGCGGGCGGTGGCCTGATGGGCTTGGCTGAGGGTGGTGTAGCTGATTCTTCTGAAGATGCGTTCTCTCGTGGCGGCATGTTTGATTTCAGCCAACGCAGCGAACCGGTAATCCGCATGGCCAACGGTGGCGCAACCGAAGATCAGATTCGTGGGCTCTATCAGGATGTGTTTAAGCGCGAAGCCGACCCCGGTGGCTTGCAGTTCTGGCAGCAGTCAGGCTATAGCCCGGAACAGATCCGTGCGGAATTCATGAAGTCGCCTGAGTACACGTCGATGCAGGGGCAGCAAGCCGTCCCTTATGCTCAGGGTAATCCGGCTTCGCAGCAGGACATCACCAACGCGTACTACAACCTCCTTGGCCGTGCTCCTGATCAGGGCGGACTGGCTTTTTATCAGTCGTCTCAGTTCTCGCCGGAGCAGATCCGCCAGAACATCATGCAGTCGCCTGAGTATCAAGCCTTCCAGGCAGGGCCGAAGACGCAGACCCAACTTGGCGCACAAGCGATTCCGTACGCTCAAGGCACTGCCGCTACGCAAGACGAGATCAAGAACATCTACAAGCAACTGCTGCGGCGCGAAGCCGACGTGGGCGGC